CCTATTAATAATTTAGTATTATCTAATATCTTTTGTATCTTTGCATGACAACCTTCATCAACTCTTTCACTGTGATTAGTAAAATAGTATTCATCATTAATACCCACACTAACTAGTATGTTATCTGGATTAAATGGTGATGGATCAAAGCCACCTGCCTCTGTTTTTTGGTACGAAGTTTCTACGTCTACTGTTGTTATCATATTATCCTTATGTTAATCTGTGAATCTACTTATGTATTTATCTAACAAGCAAGATGGATCTCCATGCCACCCTGTTATCTTATTCTTACTTACGTTTAATACTCTGCTAGTATTAGTAGGATCATTAGATGCTCTATTACCAATACCAATAATTAAATCTGCTTCAGCTGCCTTACCTGTCTTAGAGTTTTCCATCATATCAAATGATATGTGATCTCTGTTGTGTGCATCTGCTGATGCTTGTGATATAGCAATGACTACACATTCTCTTCTCTTTGCTATCTCTCTTGCACTTGTATAGATTGCTCTTAGTTTCTCATCTGTTCTTGCAAATGTACCACTCATATTTACTTTATCTAACTGATCTATAACAATTATATCTGGCTTATGCTTTTCACAATGGCTATCTATATCGTCCATAGACCAATCAACTGTGTCAATCATTTTAATATTATCTTTTATTTTAATCCATTCGTTGTGTGCTGAGTCAACATCTTCTACAATTTGTTCTTTGTTAAGTCCAGTAAAAGAACTGATGGCTCTCATCTGTGTACGTACTGCAGGTTCTTCATTAATAAACGCATGTACCTTAGCACCTTGTTCAGCAAATCCGTATGGTGCTGACACAAGACTAACCCAGAATGCTGTCTTACCTGTCTCTGGTCTGGCAAATGCTATCATTAGATTTCCTGGACCGATTCCACCTATGTTATTTTTAAGTACAGATAAATTAAAACTCCACTTACTTACAACATCTAACTCATCAAGTAATTCAGTAATGTTATTTGTTACTGCATCTAGTTTTTGTGCAGGTAGTCCTGACTTATGTTTATCAATAAGTCCTGTAATAAAATTAAAGTCTGCAGGTTTACCATTAAATATTTCAGTAGCTTCTATTGCAATTTTCTGTGCAACATCTCTCTCAATTAATATTTTTATAATGTCATCTGCTATTTCTTTTGAGGGTTCTTGAGTTTCTTTTATATCCTCAAGCAATTCACTGAACTGCTCCTTAGCTGCTCGGGTTAGTGCAGGATTAAATACTGCAGTATGTAGGGAGTATAACTCATCAAGACTTATGTTAGCATCATACTTCTCATGTGCTTTTTGAATGGTGTCATACAAAGAACCAAAGCTACCTTGAAATACATTACGAGATACTTGACCTTTATACTCTGCATAAAAATCTTTGTTGAGCATTAGTTTTATTATTTGTTTCTCAATCATTTTTGTCTATTGCTTTCTGCGATTCTAATTGTTCTTCTAGAATAGCTGTTATTGCATTAATCTTTTCTTCATCTCTTTGTGACCATGTAGCAGTATTTAATTCTATAATATCATACCTCCACTCTCTCCAGTCATCTACTATTTCTTGCATCATTGTACTAGTCATTGAACATCTCCTCTATTTCTTTTGTTCCGTAATATTTTAAGTCATCTTCTAATACTTTAACATGAACATTCTTAATACCATAAGATTTTAATTCATTAGCAATAGCAAATGATTTTGTTGTCGCATCTCTATCTAAACCTATATACAATTTCTTGTACTGTGTCAAGTGTTTCTTGTGAGATTCTTTTAATGATGTACCCATTAAAGCTACACCTGTCAATACATTAGATACTGCACAAGCAGAGGCACAATCCTCTACAAGAATAGCCTCCTTGTGTTCTATTAAACCACAAGCAAATGGTACATCTTTGTTACCATACATATACCATTTAGGATATACTCTAGAATTTAATCCTCTACCTACTGCACCTACAATCCTATCTGTCTTTGGATCTTTAACACAGAAGACTACTCTGTTCTGTGCTATGTCAAATTTTATTGTAGCCCTGCCCCAACTCCATGCCTCCCAACAATTATTTTTATGTAGATACTTCATAGCTTTATCATCTGAGTATACAGTTGTAAAACTATCTGGCATTTCAAATGGTGCATCACTTATTTTATTTTTACTATTGAATGTAGAGTTTACATAGTTCATATCTTTTTCTCCCTTGTACTTACCCTTAGCTTTACATGACGCATGAAAGCAAAACCAATTTATATTGTTGGTAGCTGTGTCTATTGATAGAGTATTTTTACCATGACAGAAAGGACAATCCATTCTTATAGATGTATCTGGTGGAATGAATAGTCCTTCTATTACTTCTAACTGTTGCTTATAATTCAACGTGCATTTCCTCGTATGTTATTGTATACTTTTCTTTATTATAAAAACTATCCGATTCTATTTTCATTAGCCCCTCATTTAAATATTCAGCAACTGCATTCTCAATCATGTCTAGTGTTGGCTCATAAGGAAAAGGTATCAATGCCTTAGCATCTATACCTAATCCAAATATTCTTACTTTGTATTTTTTCATCATGATTCTCCCTATCAGATTTATGTGTACTTGTCAAGTACTATTTATCTTTATTAGTTATTATGTGTTTAATTATAGTTGTGGTTGGGTTAAAGCTAAAATCTTTACAGGAAATTAGAAACAAAAAAAAGATAAGGAAGATACTACTCCTCATTATCTTCACTATCGTAGTCATTAAAATCAAAATTAATTACTTCTATAAAACTAGTTGGGTGTCTACCCGTTGTGTATTTTACAGGACATTTGTCTAACCATTCTTGCCATTCATCATATGCTTTTTCTTGTGACATTTTTTTATTCATTAGTTTCCTTTTTTATTTTTTCTCTTACTGAAGATGCAAGTTTATTAATCTCATTATAAATCTGCTCACCCTCCCAATATTCAAATGGTTGCCATGCTAACTTTGCAATCTCTCTAAAAAGTTTTTTCTCACTCCAGTTAATCCATTTCTGATCTAGGTCATCATACAAATAGAACCCACTAGCCCACTCAAAGTCTCCTCTTTCTTTGTCAGTCATTAATGCTCCTTATAACTTACTTGTTTAACTTTATGACTCCAACAGGCACGACAACTACCACACTCACCATTCTGTTTAGGTGCAGGACACTCACGACCTACTGCTTTCTTATTCTTATGCACACCAGATGTCCACTTCCAAAACTTGGGTGGCTTGCTGTCAACTTTAGTTGTTGATACTCGTAAGCATAAATTCTTTGGTACATCTTTCTCTGTAATCTTATCTATGATTTGATACTCTCTAGTAGCTAACCAATACTTTATATGTGGTGTAAGTTCACACACCTCAAATATTTTCATAAGATGCCCATAAGATTGTATATCACCAGAGTCAAACCAACGGTGAAAACGCCTTGATTTATCTAGGTTTTTGTACTTTTGGGTAATGAGTTCTGCCATATAATCTACCCATTCTGGTAGACCTAGTGCCTCATATCTTCTCTGATACATAGCTTTTACAACAGGGAATACAAAGCAACCCTTACCTGCATAACATTTGCTACAAATAGTACCATCAACCAATGCTAACTTAGCACCTGTTACACAATATTTAATTGGTATACCCCATGCAAACGAGGGCATCTTACTTGGATTAGATAGACTACCTATCTTCTTCTCTATCTCTTTGATTGTTTTCATATTATTATTCCTATTATAAATCCTACAATAAATCCTACAATGTATTCTCTGTGATACAAAGATGTAGAACAAAACCATTCTCTCCAATCTTTAGGAGTCTTACCATATATAATCATAGTTATCCTTTGTTAAGTTATACTTTAGCACATAAAGTCTGGTGTGTCAACTGATGTGTACTTAGCGAATCGTTTCTTCTCACCTACATAGTAATCTTTGTATGATTGTATATAGTTATCGCACTTGTATTCATCTGGCATACACAAGGGTGGGATTAAAAAGTTTTGATACTCAAACTTATCTTTTATTTTGTCATTCAAACAAATTAAATTATTAAGTATGCGACCTGTCTTATGTATTCTGTTATGATACCTGTGTCTGTATTGATTAAGCAAGTGACCTAACAAATCTATTGACCACATATAATTACCTAATGAATCTCCTACCCATATAGTCATGGGGTGGTGTGGGTATGCAGGTTTATATAGTTCCTCATCAATACCACAATGTCTTTGATATGCAGTTGATAACATCTGTCCTGTTTCTAATATCATTTTGACTACGTGCTTATCACAATGATACAATGCAGATACCTCTGCACTTTTATCTAAATGAAATATGTTCATATCTTTAATCCTAAGTTTCTTATTGCATACCTTACTTCTGATAACGTTATCTTACCTGTGTTGTAATTGTATGTCAACGTATCATGTAATCGTATTACAGTATCATGTTCTGTACCTGCGAGATCAGAAAAAAATTCACAGTCACTAGACCTAAACCATTCTGTTGCCTGTCGTTTCTCCCTCTCTAATTGTACATCACTTATAGCACCACCTCTAGCATTAAACATTCCAAAGGAATCCTCAAACATAATTTGAATCTTTGCTAAACCTAATTGTTCTTCTGCTGATTTGCTTGCTTGTTCTGGCACGAATGTTTTCAATGTCATAATTTATCTTTCTGTTAATGTGTATTATAGCATAGGTGTGACACTATGTCTACTTGGTTTATCTCTTAAAATATGTTATAGTATCGTGTCATTTCAGGGGGGGTATAGTATACACTAGCCCCCCTACAGATATTAACTTGCTTGATTGGCTATGCCTTGGTGATAGTAAAACATAAAGTCATTAGTCTTTAAAAAGTTCCTAACCTCAAAGTCCCTATCCTCATTATTTCTTATAGGATCTCTCTTAGCAGATTCAATCTTATAATCTCCACTATCTTTTTTACCTATCTTAACAGCACGTTGGTTGTGTGTACTGTAGTTTGTCAATGCATTGTACACATCAAGAAGTGTTGATTTATTTGGGTCAGTTTCTAATACATTATTTAGTAAGTGGTACTTACCATCAGAATTATTAGAGAACTTTCTAAATAACTTTTCAACATCTTGTCTACCTAACTCTACACTTTGGTATACCTCAACTGTATTTTTCATGTTACTAAAAGTTGTGTTAAGATTTTTTAATTTAGTAAATGAATCTTCAAGTTTAAAGTTAAGTGTATGTCTTTTCATAGATGAATCAATATTTTCAAATGATTTCATACCATTTGAGCATACTAATCTTAAGAACATTGACCTTAACTGAAAGATAATTGATGCGTCATAGCTAGATATAACTTCAATACCAAACTTTAACTTATCATTTTCATTATGACTCATAGAGTAAGTACCAAAATCTCCAGTATCTCCAAACAAAATCCTAAGTTTCATGTAGTTTAAGTCTGGTGACACATTAAATTTAATAGATGTATCACTTATATCTATTTCATACTCATCTAATGCAGTAGATAGACCAGATAATATCTTTGCATAGGGTATCAACTGGTAGTTAGCACCATGTAGGTGTATTGCTTTGTTGTTTTCAGTATCTAATACAGCATAGCTAGGTTTATTTAGCGTAAATGTACTCTCTACTGAGTCTAATTGACGCAGTTCAACGGGTGTAATACTCCGTTGGTACTGATCTTCATATTGCTCTTGTAGTTTTGCAACTAATGCACTCATATGTTTCCTTATTGTTGGGTTAAAAAAAAGGCACTACTAAAATTAATTAGTAATGCCTTTAATATACTATACTATTGCTAGTATGTCAACTGATACCTCTAGTTAACTGAGGATACCTTTGATTGTTCGTACAACATACGAGCCTGAAGCTTCTCATCTCTAGTTAGCTTAGGTTTATCTATGTTATCTAATGCGTCTGCTAGATCATCAATAGAAATTACAACGTCCATACCAATCTTATCGGCAAGTATCTCGTCATCAATCTTCCAGTTGACTTTACTGTGAGAGGCAAACTTCTCTACTTGAGAGAACTTAGTCATAGTCTTTATACCTTGCTCAAATCTATTAACTTTAGCTACAATAGATTCAATCCATTTAGTATGTTTTGTGACTACACTTTGCTTGGCTTGTATCATCATCTCAAACTTCTGAAACTCTAAGTCTGAACATGGGATAGCCCTAGAACGACAGCCACCTGTACCTATAATCTGAAGTACATAACCATTGTTCCAATCCTCATACATATTACTACCACCTGTTTTGCCATTTAGAAAAGAATCATTCTCATTTCTACACGTTGACAGGTAGGGATTGTTGTCATGCCTATGGATATTACCTTCTTTTTTTAGGTCATGCTCAATGTTACAGTCTGGATTAAGTCCAACAGCTTTCATCTCCTCACGATACATAGCATAAGGAAAGTTTTTTCCATTGTTAGAACTGCCACTACCATAACGAGTACCATAAGTTCCATTCAAACTTCCGTCTAACTCAAACGAAAAATGTTTAGACTTTTCTACCTCGTCATTGTATTGATCAAGCACTTTAGGTGCGTCAGTTACTTTGAAATAAAAACAACTATCATTACCTACTGCATTAATAGTGTTATGCTTTCTCTGTAACTCTTGCAAAGTAGCAACATCTTCTAATGGAAATCTACGTTGCACTACTGTTGTTGCAGTTTCAAACGCAGAAGCAATAGAACTTGTAGCTTCTTCTCTTGCTTGGTTGTATTGATCTTTCAATTCAGTTGAAAGACTTTCACAATGTCTACGATAATCGTTAGTCAAAGACTTACGTTTACCTGCATTGAGCCTTATCTCTTTTTGTTCCATGAGTACTCCTTTGTTGGGTTAAAAAAAAGACACCACCCAGATGTCTGAGTGATGTCTATATAATATACTAATGTTATTGTTGTGTCAACTAGTCAAGCCAAGTTCAATAGCCAATGGCTTTGCCTCTGAGTCTGACTTACATGACCAATCTGCATCTAATCTTAATTGTTCTGGTGTTTGTGCCTGTTGTTTTGTTAGTGTATGTTTAACTCCCATAAGTCTGTTAGTTAAAAAATATTCATAGTTACTATCTCCTCCTCTGTAACTATAATTATAGTTAGCACTAATCTCCCATGCGTTTTC